TTTATTTACGAAACTATTTGCCATTATGCTAAAAAGAAAGCTTCTGCTTCCGCCTCATCTCTTAAATCTTTTTGATAGGATGTATTTAATTTTTGTATAACACCATCTACGTCTCTAACAAATGATTGTTGTATCTGTTGATCGTATTTTTCCGTTGGTTGTGTTAATGATTGTACTATTCTAGCCATCGACCATTCCTCCGTATCTTAATAATTGAACAAGTCCACCTTGTTTTAAACCATATGCACTATGCTTACTATAATCTCTTTGTGGAGCTGAAGTTTTACTACTTTTTTGGCCACCACCGTGTATATTTCCACCGCCTCCTGTTTGATGAGGAGGAGTCCATTTTTTCTTTTTCTTTTGAGTTATACTTGGGGGTCCACCTGTAGTTATAACGTTTTTCTTTTGAGTTATACTTGGTGGTCCTCCTGTAGTAATTTTCTTTTTCTTAGCTGCTTCTGCCGCTTCTGCTTGTCGAATCGTTTTTTGCATTTGTTGTTTTCTTCGATTCATTATTCTTTGATTCATTAATTGTTCTCTGGCTTTTATTTGACGACCATGTATAAGATCATAAATTCCGCCACCTACCCAGTCTCCAAATTCTGTAACTGGATCTATATTTTTATAAGCCCAGTCTCCTAATTGCGCTCCTGTCGTAGCCGCAGTTACACCAGCCCCTACAATTCCAGAACCTTTTAAAAAGTTTAAAGCCGCAGGAGTTCCTTTAGTATAAAACGTTCCTCCCATTGATTTAGGCATAAAAGCTTTAATAGGGTTCCAATTTTTTACTACTTGTCCAAGAGTTGGTTTAGCTCCTGTCCCCATTTTAGCTGGCTCTACAACATTTTTATAAAATTTATCTCCAAAAGTTCCTTCTAAAAATGATGTTGGGTAATTTGTAGTTTGTAATATATTCATTATCTTCTCCCGTCTGGTTGTATATCTAATCTAAATGTTCCAACTTTCCAATGTTGTCCAATACTATCATTAGATATTTTTAAAGCAACCGCTCGACCTCTAGCACGTGTGTCTACTTTTGTTGTACTTGTACTAACGGTAAAAGGACCTAAAGATGAACTTGCTTGAGAGTCTGATGGATAATTCTTTAAATTTAATGTAATGATAGCATTTCCAGTTTGGCTTAAAAAGTCTGGAAGTACTCGTCTAACTTTCATTATAAATTCACCATCACCATCTAATCCTTTATGGTCTAAATCAAAATCTCCTGTTTGAATGTTTGCAGCAATTGCTGAAGCTGTTCCTGCTTTAACTTGATTAACTCCTGTTTCATGTTCATAGTAAATTGTAACTCCATCCGTATTACCAACTGTAGTGTCACTGGTTGCACTTGAATCATATTCTGTTCCATGAGGTTTACCAAATATATGAGAATCTGCCCAAGAAGATCGAGCTAATGAACTTGTTGTCCATACAGGTCTGTCTGCCGTTGAATCCATATAATTATAAGTAACTGATCTATTATTAGATGCAGCACCACTACCAGGATAGAACCAGGTAACTTCACCAAACAAGTTGTTTAAACCTGCACAAATATGTTGTTTAGGAACTGTGTTAATGTCATCATAGACATAGTCTTCAACCAGGCATGGTAAGGATTCTAATTTACCTGTGTATCTAAAGAAACCATTCTCTGACATCCAGTATGCAGATCCATCAACCTCGACGGCCGCATTTTGTCCAATAAGTCCGCAGTTTGTACCAACCTGTTGGAATGAAAAAGTAAATGGTGGACCAACAAATCTCATAATAAATAAAGAAGTGTCTGTCCAAATATAGATTGCATCTCTACCACGTATTGCTCCAACAATTCTTGTACCATCTGCAAGTCTTTGTGTACCAGCAGTATTAGTTGAAGTTGGGGTCCACGTAGTTAAAGACTCTTGAGAAGACCATCTAATAAACATATCGTCTTGTGTAGAAGTTGTACCAATTGTAGTTTCTGTTCCAAAACAAATTAAGTGTCTATCGGGCGTAGAAACTAAAGTAAATTGTGATGCTGTAGGTGCCCCCGATATAATAGTTGCCCTTGTTGCAGTTGCATCTGTTGCATTAGAGTTCCACTCAAAAGTTGAACCATCTGCAATAGTTGCAATAAGTTTATTTCCAAAATTATCTAAATGCCATAATCCAGGTGCAGTTACAATGTCGCCTGTCTGTGAAGCACCCCATTTTGTATAATCTGATGCATCATAAATTGTTGCTCCATCTGAATGAGAAGCAGCGGTTGTATTATCTGATCCTCTGGTTAATCCTGATAAAGTATTAGTACCTGTAGTATTTGATGTATAGGCAATACGTTCACTGTTTATTAAAACTGATCCTGAAGCTGGAAAAGCTGATGAGTCATCAAGAACAATACTTGTAGAAGAAGCTGTTAATGCTCCATCTAAAGTTGAAAAAGCTTCACCTGCAACATTACCGCCCCATAAACCTAGTCCCCAACCAGCGGCCGATTCTTCAACTGCAGGTCCTATTTTATAAAAATGTCTAACCCTTACTCCACCTGATGTGGATGCTCCTGATCCAGATTCAGCGGACCCCATTTCAATAGTAATTGTTGTTGAAGTTGGAACCGTTGTAACCATGAAATTGGTATCGTCAAAGTCATCAGAATCAAAATTAGAATTGGTAGCTGATGAAAAATTATCTAAACGAACAATGTCATATTTCGTAATATTATGATCAGACGCAAAAGTTATAGTAACAGTTGCATCATTTTGTGTTGTTGTAAATGCATTTGTTAAAGTTGTTGTACTCTTAATAGGAGTAATGTCATAAAAAGCTCCCCCTGAATATACATATAAAAATCTGTTTGTGCCTAATGCAGCATATTTAATACCGCTTGAATTAACAAAATGGTGTAGAGCTGTATTTCTTCCTGTAAGAGTGTTGTCTCCTAATTGAGCCCAGCCGCCTATTTTTTCAGGTGTGCCATATCTAAAACGAACATAGTCGCCGCTAACCCATTGGCCCTCGCCACCAGTTGCTGTAACTTGTTTATTAAATCCTGGTTGAATTTTTATTTTTTGTAACATATAACCTCATTATATTATTTATTCCCAAAATTGGGAACACCTAACATTGGCCTTTTGTCGAACCTATTTTTTTCAGCAAAAGGACCATTTACATGGTTATAATGAAGAAATACTTGAGCGCAAGTATTACCTTCTAGAGGTTCTCTCCAATGCTCTAATTCGCATCCACTATATACCAACATATCTCCTACT